AAGGATAGACCAGGAACACTGCAGAAGCAGCAGCAACAGGTGCAGAGTATGCAACACAGATCCAAGGACGCATACCCAGACGATAGGAAAGTTCCCACTCACGACCCATGTAGGCATAGATACCAATCAGGAAGTGGAACACAACCAGTTGGAAAGGCCCACCGTTGTAAAGCCACTCATCTAGGGAAGCAGCTTCCCAGATGGGGTAAAAGTGCAGTCCAATTGCGTTGGACGAAGGAATCACAGCACCAGAGATGATGTTGTTTCCGTACATGAGTGAACCAGCAACGGGTTCACGGATACCATCAATGTCCACAGGAGGAGCACCGATGAATGCGATAATAAAACAAGTCGTAGCAGCAAGTAGGCAAGGAATCATCAGGACTCCGAACCAACCGACATAAAGACGATTATCGGTTGAAGTGACCCAGTTGCAGAACTGTTCCCAAGTATTCGATTGTTGACGTGAAGCGATTGAAGCAGTCATTTGTTTAAAAGAGTAGTAATACCATCAGGGAAATGGTGGTTATACTATTCCCCAGTCACCCTAAGACTGGGCATGAGAGGCGTATTTTACATGGATAGCCTCGGTAAGGAGTGTTAGTCCCGTTTCTCCATGATTCAATATTACGAAAGATTAAAATCTCGTAACATTTGTTTACCTATTTATCATACCAGGGGAGAAACGGAATGTCAAGCGTCAATCCTTAGAAAATCCAAGTTTTTCCCAAATGATTTTGAATGGACACACTCCAGTAATTGCTGCAAGAGATAGTGCGATAGGAGGAATCCATAGAACCCAACTAATGACTCCCCACCCCGTCAAAGTGTTTCCGATTGCAACCACTGCAGCAACCGATAAAAATGTCATGCGAGTCGCAGATACTTTTCTTTTTAGCCTTGTTAACATAAATTTCTCCACAAAAAAAGAGGAGGTTTCCCTCCTCAAAATATTTATTAAGCAGCAAGAACAGGAGAGTTACTCGTCACATATGCGAGAACTTTCTCTGGAGTAGAATACTCATATGGATCTGTATCTGCATTGTCACGTTTGTCATCTTCCATAAAGATCTGTTCAATCACGCCATCATTGATGACTGCAGCATAACGCCAAGAACGTTGAGCAAATCCAAGATTACGTTTCTGAACAAGCATGTCCATACCCTGAGTAAACTCACCATTACCATCAGGAATCATCTTGACATTAGTGATCATTTGATCTTTTGCCCATGCATTCATCACAAATGCATCATTTACAGAAAGACAATAGACTTCATCAATACCAGCTTCAGTAAATTCAGAATACTTTTCTTCAAAACCAGGAAGTTGATAAGCACTACAAGTAGGAGTGAACGCACCAGGAAGTGCAAACAAAACTACTTTTTTACCACCAAAAAGTTCTTCAGTGGAACGAACTACAAATTCACCATCCTCACGGAACATAAAGTCCACAGATGGAATATTCACAGTTTCTTCAGGAGCAAGTTGAGGCATAATCTTAATTAATAGAATGTTGTTGTTTAAGTTCGGGATTTGGTTGAGAAGGAATCACAGGATTCTTGGATTTATTTTTAATAACGATGAATGCATCATTTTGATAAGATACAGTTCCATATGGTTTAGCCCATTTTGGATTTGCATCTGGATGAGTTGCAGTTCCTGTCACTGCAACTCCACCAATCTCAACTGAAAGTTGATCACCATTATTCCAAGTTCCAGATTCTACCAATGTTTGTAGGGCAATAGAAAGTTGCCCTAACATATCGTGATGTTTATGTTCTGTCACCACACACCAGGAATAACTTGACCAGTGACGAGATAAGCGCCAACGCCGGCAACAAATCCAATCATTGCAAGACGACCGTTGAGTTTTTCTGCAAACTCAGTAAATCCGAAATTTTTCATTTTAGTTTCCTCTTAGTAAGTTTCAGCAAGTTGTTCTACAGCATAACTCAAAGTCACAAAAAATGCAACAGCAGTCAAGGTCCAAATAACTTCAGTCATCAGAAGACACCGAAGAAAAGTTTACCTGTGAGAGCATAAGAAATAGCCCCAGCAATAATACCGACCATTGCCCAGCGTCCATTATATGTCTCCTTTACTTCTGCAGGTGAGTACATCCCATAGTTTTCGTAGTACATATTGGGTTCTTTTGCCCACATGTTTTGTTGACCACGATCATTAGTTGTTACAGTCATTGTTCGTTTTATTACGAATTGTTACACAATTATATAGGAAAAAGAAAGGGGTGTCAAGCACCCCCATGTATCATATGATACTTATTTTGTCAGATGATCAGAAGCGGAAACTCGTCTGAATCACACCACCGTAGTTAGAAGATGCGTTCTTAAATGCCTGATTATTGGAGACATAGAAGATTGCAGGAGTGATGCTGATATTATCGCTAACCTTGTAACGATAGAAGGCTTCCCACATCAGAGCGTCTTTGGTCAGCGTAGGTGCGTTGCCAGGTTGACCGATAGCAAAACCAGAGGCATTACCCTTAGCAAACACATCGCTCCACTGAACACCTGCCATCCAGGTCTCAGAGTTAGTTGCAGCATTAGGAGTTGCAGGACCGCTTACATAGTTCCAACCATAAGCAGCAGAAACCGAAGGAATGATGCCCGACTTCTTGGGTTGCCAGTAGGCATTCAGAGCATAACCGTTGGAGCTTTGGTTAGCGGCAAGAGTACCACCATTACCAGCAACACCATTAAAAGTACGGATACGAGTACCTTCAGTACCATTACGATAACCGAAAGCAATACCGTACTGAGGAGCACGATAACCGAACTGTGCCAGAGTATTCAGAGCACCAGAAGCATCAAATTCACCTTTGGTAGAATCAGAACCGTTCTGAGCAACATAGTTCAGGTTAGCAACGAAACCTTTCTTACCCGCTTGTGCCCACTGAGCACCGAAACCAGAACCAGTTGCCTTGTTGTAGACACCAGGAGCACCAGCAACAGCAAAGAAGTCAAGAACATCCGACTTATAAGCAGTAGGAATCCATGCCATCTCAGTGTTACGAACCAGGGCACCAGCAGTCAGGGTCACACCCTTAGCAAGTGCAGGGAAACTGTAGTACAGACGGTCAAGATTGACTTGGTTCGCATAAGATTCTGCCTTATCCAGTTTGAACAGAGATGAGGAAGAACCGAAAGGTTGACTGGAGAAGTTACCAGAACGCAGACGGGTGCGAAGCAGGTCCTTACCAGTGAAGGAAGTGTCAAAGTTCAGACGAAGATCGTAGTTGAATGCAGTATTACCAACGTTGGTTCCGTTAGCAAGACGAGCATTATCTACACCACCAAGAACGAAGGTTGCTTCACCCTTGAGTTTAGTTGTGGTGGAGAATTGAGTTGCCTGAAGTTGACCAACCTGAGTCTCCAGTTTAGCAACACGACCACGAATAACAAGAAGTTCGTCAGCAAACTCTTTCGATAGACGAGAAAGTTCATCAGTAACTTCAGTCACACGATCAAGGCAAGCATTCAGAAGTGCTGCTGCTTCGAAACGAGTCATAGCCTTACCACCAAGATAAGTACCATTCTCATAACCAGCAACACAACCATAACGCTCAACAAGATTGTTAAGTGCTTGATATGCCCAGTCAGTAGGCTTTACATCAGACAGTTGAGTGATACTTGAGACCTGTTCCGAACTGGAATATTGGTTGACTGCTGCCATATTAAGATCTGCGGCATTCGCAGCAACAGGAGCAACCATTCCCAGAGCAACAGGTGCAAGCATCAGTTGTTTGAGTTTCATAAAAATTTTTGTGTTCTATAGGACATAGTGAATAACCGCGCAAGTAGTTGAGGCACGGTTAAGTCAGGTTATCTTAACAGTTTCTTTAGAATCCGTCAACTAAGAGAAGGTTAAGAAGGTGGTTGAGCCTCAGAAGTTCTTCCCAGATATGGATCATAGTCCATAAGTTTTGCAATTTCTAAATCAGATCCGCGAGTTTCCCAAAGATTACGAAGACCATCGTGAGATCCTCTATGGAAAATTTCAATATGTTCTGGATGAATAGATGAACCTAACTCAATTCTATACAAGAAGAGAGGAATTGAAAAAGTATTTCCAGAATTATAAATTAGATCATCTGCAACTGCACGAGGTTTGATTGCATGATCAAGTTTATACTTGTCTCCTCGACAATGTAATTTTACAACTTTTTCAGCGTGATGGCGAGTAATGATATAACAAGCTGTGGAAAAATCATTCACAAACCTACGATGAAGATTTACATGTAAAGTCCCTGGACAAATAATTGCAAGTTGAACTACATCATAATCATATGGAAGTCGTGCAATAAATTGATTCCAAGTAAAATTCCAATACTTTGCGACACTAATGTCAACATCATCTTCCATTACAATGCAATATGGAGAGTCAGAGGTTTCCAAAAAATGTTTAAGAAGTTTAAGGTGAGAAGTCACACATCCAACTTCTCCAGAACTCATATTTTCTGGATATCTTCCATGAATAATGTCACTAAGATCATCCTCTCTACCATCATAAGCAGAGATGCGTTCATAGTTATCAATGTCCCAATATGAGAACATTGATTCCATATACGCCTCTCTTTCTGGTTGTCCATCTAAATTGATGTAATAGATGGGCCCCATACCCTTTAGTTTGTAGGCAGCTTTATTTTTATCCATTACAGCAGATTCCATCAGATAACTTCCCAACCTTCGCAATAAAGATCCTTAGTATCGTTATGAGCATAAGCAGGTCCAAACCACATTTCAGGAGCTACAATCTTACCAGCACCATTCTGCAACCATGCTCCCCACCAGGAAAGTGTAGAGTTTGCAATGATACCACCCTTACAATTAGCCATAATAGAGAGATCAACATAGGGAGTATAGGATCCATCTGGATACTTCTCTTCTGGTGTAGAGACGTAGAAACGGTCAGGTTTAAAGAGTTCTTGTTCCATAACCCACTCTGGAGAATCGGAAACAATTACGACTTCTTGATCTTCTGGGAACAGTTTGAGAGCTTCCTCATAATACTCAAGAGGTTGCGGAGGGTGTTGATCAGAACACTCCGTATATGACCATTTAAATCCACGAGCATCAACAAGACTAGGATCTCCACGACGAACGTGAAGGAAAATAGGATCCTTAAGTTCATCCAAGAAACCTTTGACAGGTGCAATCAAATCGTCATGGAAAGTAAAATCTTTACGAATTTCATCTCTAATATGTGCAAAGTACTTTTCTGATTGGAAAAATCCTTGGATTGAAACATCATTAGGACACAACTGAAGTAGTTCTTCATCAAAATGAAAATGTTTTTCAACAACTACAGGAGCATGACCTCTATCAAGAATATAAAGGTTGGTTGACTTTACACTCTCAAGTTGAAAACAATTTGCAAGACTATAGTTATCAATCCTTGGAGTTCCATAAGGAGGAATACACCAATCATAACCTTTTGCAGCTGCAATACCCCTTAGAGCAGCATATTGGAACATTTGATTTCCTAGGCGACCAATATTCCCAAGTTCATTAAACGCTAACATTTACCTGTTCTCCTCTTTTTTTGACGTAATCTTGTGATTGATAATATTTAACCAATGTTTTTGCATCCCAAGTTCTTATATTTTGCCAAAGATTATGATTATCCATGAACTTTGGATTGTGATAATGTGAATTAAAAGTTCTGCCGTGTTCAAAATGATAGACATTATCACAAACTCTACCAACTTTACGACCAAAAGAATTCAATCTGAAGTAGAATTCACAGTCCTCTGCACCCCAAGAAATAAAGTTTTCATTCCAGAAACCAACTTCAATCTCAGTTTGTCTCTTGATCATTTGACCCCACCCAATAGATGAAGCAACTCTAAATTTACTGGAGTTTAACACATTTAAATCAAATTTTGAATCCAAAAATTTGAACATCAAATCTTCAGAATAATTTACAGCCCACTGATATACTCCACATCCAAATGGATAGACAGCATCATATTGACCTGTTTTAATTTGAGTATAAGCAGAAATATAACTACCTAAGGGAAGTACAATATCTACATCATGATTATAGACGATCTCGGTATCAGAAGCAACTAGAAGATCATTTAGGATACGAGTTTTATGGAAAAACTTTTCTTCACTTTCTTCAAAAATATGAGTTAAATTAGTAGTATCTACATATTTTTTAATTACAGGTAAAGCTCTAAACTTAAAATTAGAACGAGTATCTACCTCTTTTAATATTACTTTTGATTCTGGAAAATTTTTCAATAGAAATGAAACTGAAGTTACTACATTTCTTAGTCTATCTTCAGATTCAATTCTGCATGGCAATAGAAAAGTTAAATCGTTCATTCTTCTGCAGTTATAAAGGAAGGATCGTTATAGAGTTTTACCCATCGTTGTGGGATCATATCTTTCATATTGTAGTGAGCATAAGCAGGTCCGAACCAAGGATCGGGTGCAACAACTTTACCAGCATCTCCCTGCAACCATGCGCCCCACCAACTCAGAGAAGAGTTAGCAATAATAGCACCACCACACAAACTCATGAGGCAAAGATCAATGTAGGGGACAGCAGCACCATCTCCAAAAGTCTCATAAGAAGAATCTGAAAAATGAAATCTATCACCTTGAAGCCAATCTTGACGCTTACACCAATCAATAAGGTCCGATACAACGATTACATTTTTATCTTCGGGAAACTCTTTTAGTGCTTCGATATAATACTCTTTTTTACAAAGAGGATGATACTCCTGAACCATTTGATAAGACCACTTTTCTCCTCTGCGTCCAGTCAGATTTGGAGATCCACGACGAACATGAAGGAAGATGCAATTTTCTCTACCACCAAGAGAATCAATGTACTCCTGACAAGGTTCCAGGTAATAACTCCTGAAAGTAAAGTCCTCACGAATACTATCAGAGATAGCTTCAAAATATTTTTCTGTTTGGAAGTTACCGGAGAAGTTAGTGTTGTCTTCGCACTTATTGAAGATTTCTTCATTGAAGTGCATATCACGATACTCTACATTCTTGTAGAATGGTTCTCCAGTATTCTTATCAATATCACAATTGGTCAGTTCAAATGCATCAAACAACCCATAGTTATCCAGACGATCCGCTTCTGGTCCAGGAACTACCCAATCAAATCCACGATTTGCAGCGAGTCCACGGATAAATGCGTATTGAAACATTTGGTTTCCAAGGCGCCCCTCGTTACCAAGTCCTTTAAATGATACAGCCATTACTTACTCCACTCTTGAACAATCCAACGATCAGGTACTATGTCTGAAGTATCTAGGTCAGTCATTGCAGTACCAAACCATTTCTTAGGGTCTGGGGCAATTACTTTACCACGATCATTTTGCAACCATGCTCCCCACCAAGAGAACGATGAGTTTGCAATAATAGCACCAGAACAAAGACTCATCAGACACAGATCAACCTGTGGCAAGAGAGTATTTTGCATTTGCCCAGTACCATCAATAGTACGATATCCATACCTACCATTACTCTCATTAAACAAGAACCTATCCTTTTTGAAGAAAGGATTGTACTTACACCACTCGATATCATCAGTAAAAACAAAACACGGAGTATCTTCAGGCCAATGACTTAGTGCTTCTTCAAAGAATGAAATGGGAAGAATGGGATGGTACTGTTCACGCCCAATGTTGTCACTCTGACGAATATGAAGGAAGATAGGGCTAGAAGGTAAACTATCAATATACTCCTGACAAGGAGTGAGATAATCTTTTCTAAAGGTGAAGTCCTCACGGATCTCCTGTGCAATGTGACTAAAATATTTTTCAGTCTGGAAGTATCCATCAATACTTACATTGTCAGGACATTCATCAAAAAACTCTGGAATAAAACAGTGATCATTCTCTTGTATGTATTGACCATCGACAAAGCCAATGTTGGATTCCTTAACATTTGTCAATTCAAATGTTTCAAAGAGACCATAGTTATCTTTATGATCATAAGTATCTGGAGGAATGCACCAGTCATAACCTCGTTTTGCAGCAATACCTCTGAGTGCTGCATACTGGAACATCTGATTACCCAGACGACCATTACTTCCTAGCCTATTATATCCGATCATAAATTAATTGCAATTGTTTTAATATCTTCGGGAGGTTTCCCAAACTTGATTCTATCACCATACCACTCAGTTAAAGGTTTTTCAACCTGTTTTATAATGGAATCAACATCATCAACGTAAACAGTATAACCTTGATCAAGTAAATCTTGACAGAGAATATATTGTTGACTCTCAGTTAAAATATCAGTTCCCTTTTTATATGAAATATAACTGAAGTAAAATGGTACACCCTCTTTGTTTCTATCGATAAAATAATTTTTTAGGAACTTTGCGTGTTCATAATTAAAATTATCAGTAGTCTCTCCAAGATTATAGGTCAATCCTAGTTTTTCTGCATATTTACTGAACGCTCTATTATCTCTTGGCAAACAAGGTCCACCAAATCCAAATCCAAACCTTAAATATTTACTTCCAATTCTAGAATCACTTGCAATAGATGAAAGAACAGTTTCAATTTCGTCTTCAAGTCCAGAAAGAATAAGAACCTGACCAATCATATTTGCGAAACTAATCTTTGTTGTCATGTAACAATTGATGGCTATCTTGACTATTTCCGCAGAAGTAGAAGACATCACAGAGATGACTGGTTTATTAACTTGAATTTTTTTATAAATCTCAGAAAGAACATCTAAAACTTCAGAATTATCTCCACCAAGGAGAACCATATCCGCATGAGTTAAATCTCTGATGATAGATCCTTGTGCAATAAATTCTGGGTTATAAACAACATTAACTCCATAAGACTTGAGTTGTTCTTGGAATCTTGCACAATCTCCAGGATTTGTAGTGCATCCAACAACAAGAGTTTTTCCTTCTACGTCTGTAGACTCTTGGAAATCACGAATAACATTCCACACAGAACTTACATCATATGAACCATCTACTAAAGATGGTGTTGCAACTAAGGTAAAGATAATATCACATTCTTTGATAACTCTCTTGTTATCAGTAGTTGCTTCAAGGTACTTAGCTTGTCTCAAGTGTTCTTGTACAAACGGTTCTGTACTGGAAATAATTTTTTTGTTGAGGTTTTCTACATAATCCTCACGAATGTCAGAGACTAGAACATCATATCCTGCGTTTTCCATAAGGAGTGCAAGACAGATACCAAGTCTTCCTGCGCCAATAAGTCCAATTTTCATAGCTTAAATGTCGGAATTTCAACCATCTTATGTTTATTTTGTGTATGAAACTTCTGATATACATTGATGGCATTGGTCTGTTCTTCAGTTAAGAACAATGGATCTTCTTTAAGACCCCTTTCCATTACCCACTCAAGCATTGCATAAGAAGTTCCAATCTGATCCTCATCAGTTCTGCCGTCATCCCACAGTCCATCAGTAGGAGGTGCAGAGATAATTCTTTCGTCTACTCCAAGGTGTTCACCAAGTCTCCATACTTCAGTTTTGTAAAGATCAGCAATAGGTGCAATATCAATTCCACCATCACCATATTTAGTGTAAAATCCTACACCATAATCTTCAACTTTATTACCCGTACCTACAACAATACCATTTACTGATGATGCAATCTGGTACAGTGTTATCATGCGAAGACGAGAACGACTATTCGCTTGAGCAAGTTTATTGATTGCAAAATTTTCACCAATATCATTAGAAATTGTCTGGAGAAATGAATCATAGACCGAACTCATATCAGTCTTGATAAAAGTTACATTGTGAAATCTTTTAGATAACCACTGACCATGAGTATCAGAAAGAGACTCTTGATTCTCAAGTTGATTGATTGGCATTCCTACCACATAAGTTGGCATACCAGTCAAAGCACAAAGAGTAGAAACCACAGAGGAATCAATTCCTCCAGAGATTCCTACTACAAGACTTTTAATTTTAGGATGTGTAATACAATAATCAGAGACCCATTTTACAATCCGATCTTCCAAATCATCATAGTCGTGAATTCTATTCATGATTATTTTACCTTAGCGAGAATCACAGTGTTTTCGTAATCTTTATCCGTAGTGAACTCAAAACGCTCACCCATTCTTTCGGTAAACTTATTATAGTAGAAATCATTAAAATTGACAAGATTGTAAATGATGTAAGCATACTTAGCATCAGAAACTAACTTATCATAATAGTTTACTTGCGTATCATAATCACACTCAGAAAGAGCGTAATTACTAATAAACAAATCAACATCTTTGACTTCTTCTACATCATCACAACTAACAAACTTGCACTTTGCATAAAGTTCTGGAAAGTTCTTAAGATACTTTTCTTGAACTGCAACAGCTTCTGGAAGATCAACTAAAATATATTCATCAAAATCACAGACTACACTTAATGTCTTACAAAGTCCACCGTACCCGCCACCAACTTCTACTACACGACTGATAGGCACATCTCCAAGAAGAGTCGCCATCTGAAATACATTCTTGATATATCTGATTGTAGTGGGAGAGATTTTACCCGTCTCTGGATAAGAAAACTTATCGGGTTTGCCGATAACATCATTCTCCTTAAACGCCTCAAGATTTTCAAGTAGAGCGTCCCCAGCCATTTCCATGGCAATCTGAAGATACTCCGCACCTTGACGAGGAGTTACATGTTCAAGAATGTTTTTATATCCCTGCAGTGACTTAAACTTTGCAAAAATTTCATCATCTGCAACTGCACTACGGCAAGTCTCAAGATAATCAACTGCAATCTGTTCTTCTGCTTCCCAGCCTTTATAAGTACTCATTTCCAGTAAGTTTCGTAGAGGTAATCTTCTGCCACTGGCAGATTGTTGGCACGTTCAAAGTTATCCTTGATCGCGTCCATTTTAGAATAATAAAGTTCTTCTGTCAATGTAGAAACATCAAAGTCATCATCCAAGAATATAATTCCATCCTCGTTGAAATACTCTGCAACTCCTCTACAACCGTAGAAGACTGGAATTGTTCCTGTTGCGAAACAATCCGTTAGTTTCTCTGTAAAGTATGTATCATAAACGGCATTCTCTACGGCAATAGAGAACATATAATCTCTAATTCCTTCTTCTTTCCTGGGAAGATCACGGAACCCGCGACCATAAAGATCAACTTGATCTTTAAACTTGTTCACAAACTCAAGTCTCTTGCGATGTCCAGGAACCATAGACTTGTTTGAAGAGATCATCGAGACAAGTTTGGTCTTGTTATAAATTTGACGTTCTTCAATCCATGGAGCTGCATTACTCAATGCATACTGAAACTTTGGATACTTCTCACAAAGTTCTTTATCTGGAGAAAAAATTGCATCTACTCGGGAAGCAACAAAATCATAATTTGCAAGAATCCAATCATAAACTCCCTGAATAATTTGTTTTGATTCTAGAAGCCAAATGTACTTAGGTATGTTTGAAACATCTTGAAGAACATCAAGTGATTTTTGATTTACATAAAGACTTACTGCACCCGATCCATCATAAACCCACTCAGTAAACTTAGAAGTATTTTTATCTGAGGTTGAAGGGAGAAGAGAGTCGTTGCAGTAAAGATTAATTTTGAACTTGCTCATTCTTCATTGCCTCAAATACTTTAGCGATACCTTGATCAATTGATGTTTTAGGTATCCACCACTTTGTTAGATAAGTGTCTGGTTTATTTCTTTTGTCTAACTGAACACTATCTTTTTCTGCAGAAGGTTGCACCTTGACATCATACTTACCAATCAAATTAAATTGACCACAAATCATGCTCGCAATATCAATGACCTTTGTAGAGTGGAAGCTGGTGATATGAAGATTGTCCTCAGAAGTAAAGTCATCATAGTTTTCCATGATCGTTTCAAGCGCTTCGCAACAGTCTTCTGCATATAGAAACTCTCGTTCTTCTTGACCATCAGTAAGCATGTCAATAACGCCAGTTTCAAAACCTTTGCGGATGAAGTCCGTAATGACATGGGATTTTTCATGATCTTTTTCGATTCCATAAACATTCCAAAACTTAACGATCAATCCGTTCAATGACTTAGTATAGAGTTCACCAACATTTTTAAGTACACCATAAGGTGAATAGCTCATGTTACTCATTTGGGATGATGCAAAAATGAACTTCTTATTATACTTTTTAAGAAGTCCAAATGCATTAACCATCAAACGACCATTGTTATCAATGAATTGGAAAGTATGTTGATACTTCTTGAGGTAACGAGAACCTCCCACATCAAATGCAAGGAAGAATACAAAATCACTATCCTTAATTACCCTATGAAGTTCGGGATTAGGAATAACAGTCATGTCTTGATGTTCGCCGTTGACAACATCAAACTCATGAACAGTGTGTCCTTTACTGCGTAGATATTCTGTTAGGTAGGCACCGATCTGCCCACTGGAACCTAGTACTGTAATTTTCATCAGACAATAGTAATTTCGTGTGCATTTCCAAAGTTGACAATACCAGTACCACTCATATGAGCAATATCAGTTACATCAAACTTCTCTTCGGGAATCTCATCCCACATGAGTTGAATATCAGGCCAAGCGGGACCAATATCATCATGAATTAGAATTCCTTTCCATCCCTTATCACGCAACCAATTCATCATAACACGTTCTTGAGAACCATCATGAGGATCGACATCGATCATAACGATGGGAATATTATCCCAATCAAGTTCTTCATCTTCCATGAAGTCCATGATTTTCCAAGTAATATTATTTTTTTGAATTGAACTTGCACCCTGTTCTACCAGATCATAACTGATGACTTGGTTAGTTGGATTATAAGATAGTGCAAGAGCGGACCCACCAGTGCGAGTGCCAATATCCAAGATAGTACTCTTATTGAAAAACGTAGAAAGGTAAGCATACAATCTATACTCACTTTGACCTGCAGGAAGCCAGTCATTCTGATTTAGAGACATGTCTCTAAGGTGACCAACATCTAAACCTTTTACATGTTCTTTAACTATTTCAATTTTCATTGTTCTTTTTAGCAATTTGTTCAGAAATCCAATTATATGTCTTACGAATACCTTCTTCAAGAGTTTGTTGATAATCCCAACCAAGTTCCCTACGAATTACATCGTTATTGGAATTACGTCCACGAACTCCAAGAGGAGCATCGAGGATATGTTGTTTCTTAACTTCTTTACCTGCAACTTTTGCAGCAGTTTCCACAAGTTGATTAATAGTTACCATTTCCTCTGAACCAATATTAACTGGTCCAATAAAATCAGAATCCATTAACCTTCTGGAAGCCTCAATACATTCATCAATATAGAGGAATGAACGAGTCTGTAGACCATCACCCCACACTTCAATCAATCCACCCTCTTCTGGAAGATAAGCTACCTTACGGCAGATCGCTGCTGGGGCCTTTTCTCTTCCGCCTTCCCAAGTTCCTTCTGGTCCGAATATATTATGGTATCTAGTAACACGTACAGGGATATCATAGTTACGATGATAAGCAAAGTAGAGACGTTCCGAGAACAGTTTTTCCCAACCATACTCAGAGTCTGGATTAGCTGGATATGCGGACTCTTCACGGCAATCAGGATTATCGGGATCTAGTTGATTGTGTTCTGGATACATACAAGCAGATCCAGAATAGAAAATCTTAGTAGTATTTTTGCCAACTTTTTCATTCATTTGACGTTGCATTTCAAGAACGTTCAAATTAATAGTTACCGAGTTGTGCATAATGTCTGCATCATTTTCTCCAGTGAAAACGAATCCTGCACCACCCATATCAGCGGCAAATTGATAGATCTCATCAAACGTTTGAATATAACGATATGGAACAGAGTTATAAAAGTTACCCCTATCTCCTTTATATTCAAGTACACGACGAACAAACTCTACATCACGAAGATCTCCACGAATAAATTCGTTGGCTTCATGTGCAGAAAACTCTGGATACTTAAGGTCTACACCACGAACCCAGTATCCTTCAGAACGCAGTCTGCGAACCATATGACTTCCGATAAAGCCACCAGCACCGAGAACAAGTGCCTTCTTGATATATTGACTCATTTTTTGATCAAAAATAATAATCTCATACTATATATTATACCAATTATAACATGAAATTGCAAGACGCCTTGAACAAACTATTTTATTTTGATGAAAAATATTTTTACAAATCGTACAATACTCTTTCAAAAGAGGACCGAATAAATCTCATAGAAGAATCGGAACTATATTTAAAAACTCACAGAAAAACAGAAGAACTTCATCCTCCAATTATGGCAGAAAAGTTTTTTACAAAAAAACTCTTAGAAAAAGAGTGTTGGAAAAACTTGACTAAGAAAGTAGTTACCTCTGTAAATGAATATTCTAAAACATATTTACAACTTGATGCAGAATTTGAATCTTGTTGGATAAACAAAGTAGGATATTATACAGATGAAGACGTAAAAAATACTTTGTATTTTGATGAAGATGTGCAATCATATACAGACAATCACTATCATTCACATCACGAAGGTCAGATCATTAGTTGCATTTTTTATTTACAAAATCCCAACAAAAAATATGGCACTTTAGTCCGGACAAAAAACGGATCTCTAGTTCTTGATGGGACAGAAAATTCACTAACTATTTTTGATCCCAGATTACACCACACGGCACTGACACCAAACCCAGAAGTAAGTTTTGTATATCCTAGATATGTAATCTTAATGTCATTTACAAAAAAAGAGGGGTAGTATACCCCTCCCGTGTAATTCAGGCTCGCCACCTATTCTTTTTGACGAACGGAAAAATAGGAAACCGTTGCAGATGCTCCGCACCAGTTGGCATATTTAAAGACCCTTACCAACGGGGTCAAATGGGTCAACTTGACTCCACCACCTAATTTACAATTAAACTAGGAAAAGTTAGTTGGATTAATTTTGGAATTTCAATTGCAGCATAAAAACCACAAAGAATAAGAATGTCCCAAAACTTATACTTGATTGCAAAGGGAACGACAAAAACGTTTCCAACGCATTTCACAAGTAATCCTACTTTCGGATCTCCCCATAACAGAACAAAATATCCAGAAAGGAGGAGAATGTTTCCAATGTATCGGAGTACATCAGTTTTTTTCATAAAGGGGTTGCTCCCGACCAGTGCTGTTATAGACCATCCGTGTCTTCTTCTTCACCATCATCTTTCACATAACAAGGAACCCTATCTGGATCTAACCATTTCGCATACTCAATATCCTCCATTGCAGTAGAACATTGTAGCACATTATCAAAAAGATAAATGTCATTCCATCGTTTAGTGTAATGATCCTTTTTTTGCATTCTATAATCAGGCATACCATTGAGTTCAATGATACCCTTTTGAACAAACCTATATCCCTCTCGTTCAAGAAGAATTTTAGGAAGTATCTCAACTGTCACGCAAGAACTCCTTCGGCTTCAAGATCATTATAGACATATTCCATAAGAATCTCATAATCATCCAAAGGATCTCCCGAAAAGATAGCACCATTAGATTCATAAAACTTACGGACTTTCTTGAAAAGTTTCGGATTCTTTACATCAAGATAGGACTCTCCGTTAGCAGCAGACTTCAAAGTTTGAAGATCTTTTTTGAATTTAGCAGTGAGTGACATTTGTTTGAATTTGTTTACCTTGTTATTATAGGGTGTGGACTTGGAAAAGTCAAGGGTGACACTTGATAAAGTGTCTATGCTCGATGAGGGGATCGAACCCACCTATATCCGATTATGAGTCGGGCGCTTTCACCAGATAGCTAATCGAGCAACAATAATATAATGATTTTATGACGCTTCGTTATGTTCTGTATAAATGCGTATGAGTTCCTCATCCGCAGGAATCATTACACATGTATTATTTTTGTTTGTTATACCTATATGTTCACCACCTTCTACTCTTGCAATCATTTCATCCCAGTGTTCTTGAACTTCTTCCACAGTGTAAATTTGCATTTTTTGTGTATTTAGTAAATCGGAGTGATAGGATTTGAACCTACGACCGCCCGCTCCCAAAGCGGATGCGCTACCAAACTGCGCCACACTCCGTTGAATTAAGTGATTATGGTAATAGTATATATGAGTCAGTGATATTTGTCAACTATATGGAATGTAATCAATCCATCCTGTAATAATATATTTTGTTTCATACGGAGCATTAATACCCCTATGAAAATGTGTCCAATGAGCTGGCCAAATATAAAGATCTCCGGCTATTGGTTTTGTTACAAAATTTTGATATATAAACTCGGTTCCACCGCCTTCTGATATAGAATTTAAATATATCATCCAAGCAAAAACTCTATTTAAATTTTGCGGTTGTCCATCATTTTCGCAATGTATTACATCATAATAATTGTTTGGTTCATATTTCATTAATTGACAATACCTATTCAAATTCCATGGACAAATGTATTTGTCAACTAATGAATATTCATTTTTAAATTTATCAATAGAATCTAATAGAGTTTTTCCTAAATCATAATGACTGGTGTGGTCATTAATTTCTAATGTAATTTCCAAATCATTTAAAACTTTTTTACCCGCTCCGCCAGGTTTAGCGTAACTGATATTATGTTCGAAAAATTGTATTAGTTGATTACAAGACTTCAACGGATATGCATTTTTTACATGGTAAATAAAATTCATTATATTTTATTTTTCAATTTTATCCGTTGAGTGTATTATCATTATACCCATCGCTGGAACTATAGTCAACCCCACACCAATGATAAAAAGTGTTATGGGATTATTTAGAACAAATTCTACAAACCTAAAAACCAAATTAGTGTGAGGTTCCATTTCTATTATAGTAGAAGTTTATGCAAATATTCCGGGTACGTAATTTATTCTTTCACGAATCTCATCAAGAATTACTCCATACTCCCTAAACCTACGATCGCCAGCAATAAAACGTCTTTGTCTCATCCAAATAGCATCCGCTAAAAGTTGCAACTCATAATCCGAAAAATCTTTGAATCGTTCCATTGAAAACTCCTATCTTACGTGATGACCACCAAACATAAACCTCATACCATTTAAAACTTTGGCTGCGAAAGTACCCAGATTGCGACTATTAAATCTTTCATAAAGGGCAGTAGTAATGACAGGAGCGGGTACACCAAGGTCCACAGCGGCAGAAACAGTCCAACGACCCTCACCGCTGTCGGATACGCCTCCAGAGAACTGTTTAAGTTGACCATCATTCCGTAGAACATCAGCGGTAAGGTCAAGTAACCAGCTACCAACAACGCTACCACGACGCCACAACTCAGCCACCTCAGCAACGTCAATATCATAACAATAGGATTCTGGGTCTGCCATAGGGGCAACCTCTGCGTCTCCTTCTCTAACATATTGGGCACCTGCATTGGCGTTCTTAATAATGTTAAATCCCTCTGCATATGCCTGCATTATACCATACTCAATTCCATTATGCACCATCTTTACAAAGTGTCCTGCACCTGGTCCGCCACAATGTAACCAACCATGTTCCGCAGAGGTTATGTCTGAGTCAAATTGAGTCCTGGGGGCAGCGTCAATTCCTGGGGAGAGTGCATTAAAAATGCTTTTACAAGTGGAGACTGCAGTATCTCCGCCGCCAACCATAAGACAGTATCCACGATCCAAACCATAAACACCGCCGCTAGTGCCACAATCAATATATTGGATACCAAGTTTTGCCAGACGTTCTGCTCTCTTCCGACTGTCTTTAAAATTGCTATTGCCATGATCAATAATAATATCTCCTTCACCACAATATCGTAGTAACTCATTAATCGTCTCCTCTACTGTTTCTGCAGGAACAACCATCTGGAAAATTCCTGGTTTATTTTGTCCCTTGACTACTTGAACAAGGCTTTGTATAGAAGTTGTAACACCATTAACATATCCGTTTTCGTATGCTTCTTGTGCTTTTTCATAGTTCCTCCGATACCCCCAGACTTCAATTCCTGCCTTCATCATACGACGAGACATTCCTTCGCCCATTCTACCTAATCCGATTAATCCTACTTTCATAACTCTCTCCTATTTGAGCTTAAGTGGATAGTCCCACTTTGTAACAAGTTCTGTTTTAGATGAAGGTCCCCAAACACCCTCATTATAAAGATATGGCAAAGTCATAATGCGACATTGATCTCCAGTACATAAAAGATCATCAACGATTCTCCAAGACTCCAAGACTTCATCCGCATGAACAAAGTGTGATTGATCTTCGTTGATTGCATCATAAAAAAGTTTCACATAACCATCAATTGCTTTCTCTACAGGATAATGATACTGAAGAATTGCTGATTCTACATTATCATTTAGTCCAGGAGATTTGATGTCAATACGCATATCCAGATGGGGATCTGGTTGCAATCTCATTACAATTCTATCGTTGCATTCGTGTCCATCAAACAATTGTTGTGGAGGTGATTTGAATTTAATCACAACCTCAACACAATTTACAGGCATCTTCTTACCCGTCATAAAGTAAAAAGGAACACCCTTCCATCTCCAGTTATCAATATACAAATCACCCGCAACAAAAGTTGGAGTCTGTGAATCTGGATTTACTCCATCTTCACCTTTGTACCCATCATATTGACCAA